GATTTAGGGTCTCCCCAGCCTTTCGCTCTCCTCTTGGAACATACGAATAACTGTCCTTTACGCTTCTGCCTTTTTCAAACTCATCCATCCATATGGATTCACTACAGTTATAGTCACCTCCCATAAACAGGCAATTTCTCATAAAGTTTTTTGCATTTTCTGAAACAATTGTCATTGGTCTATCCTGCACAAATACATTTTTCAGATATTTATTTGTCCGTTTACCCGCTGCGTTGTACAGGTATTTATCCCGTTCTGTTACAAAAGCCCTGTGTAAAAGCGACAGGTTGATCTCCTGCATCGTCATTTTTGGGTCCACCTTATAAACCAGATGGATTTCGTATTCTGCAAATATCATCCCCTGTTCTCCGTGTATAAGCGCAGTATCTGCATAAAAGATCTTGCTGGATTCAGTAACTCTGAATTCGGATATTTCATAAGAAATGCTTGACTTTTCAAATCTTTTCTCCTTCTGCAGAGGGATGCGGCCAAACATTTTCTTCTCACATTCCGGACATTTCTGGATAGTTCCATATGCAAGATAGCTTTTGTGCTCCGGCTTTTCCTCTTGCCATTCTTTTCCACAGTATGGACACCGCAAGATTTCTTCTACAACCTTATCATGCTTCAGCCCCGAAACAAGAATTTGTGGAAGCAGAATCCTGGTCTGTATCTGCTCTTTTACTACCCCTTCGTTTAACAACATCACAATGTCTTCGTTTGTTACCTTCTTAACCATTTTAACTCCTCCAATCAAATAAAAGATGTGTGGAGAAATTAGCCATAAGAAGGCTTGATTTCAAGAAAAAAGCCACAGTCCTTACATCAGGTTCAGCCACTACAAAAAAGTGGGCAGAACGGCATTTGGCCTTCTGTCCACTTTTTCTATTGGCTCAACGATATGATTTTTACGCCTTATATACGATATGTTTCACGCCGCGTTTCGACGGCTTTCCGTCAGTTCTTCCAGCAATGCCGTATTACGCTTTAGCCCCTGTGTGTTTTGGATGGCGTATGCCAGCGCATTCTTATCCCCGATGAGAATCAGTTTCTGTCTTGCTCTGGTCACACCTGTATAGAGCAGATTCCTCATCAGCATAGTCGAATGATAACCGGTAATCGGGATAATCACAACAGGATATTCCGCCCCTTGGCTCTTATGGATTGTTATAGCATAGCAATGCTTTAACTGTTCCAGCTCTGCCCTCTTGTATTCCACAAGAGTTCCGTTAAAATCCACCAGAAGCTTTCCTGCTTTTTCCGATGCCTGTACTATGACACCCATGTCACCATTAAATACAGTCTTTTCATAGTTGTTGGATATCTGCATCACCCTGTCATTTCTGCGAAATCGGATTGTTCCACACCGAAGTTCATCCACAAAGCCAACCTGGGCATTTATTAGATTCTGAAGCTGCGCATTCATTTGGTCGGCCGACACCAGCGTTTTGACACGCATCGGTGAAAGGACCTGCACCATTTCACAATTTCTCCCCATGGCGGCATACTCTTCGAAAAATACTCTCTTGAGCTTCCATAGAAGTCTGCGGCACTCTTTATCCTCCGGTAAATCCGGCACCTCATAAAATTGGAAGTCCGAATGTCTGATATCCAAGGAAATGTCTCCTTGAATAATCTTGGCAGCGTTTTCAAGGATATGTCTCCTGGAGCCATGGCGAAATGACCGCTTCAGCCGGATGATTTGAAATAGGCCAGAAGCAATCAAATCTGCCAGCACCTCGCCAGGTCCAATAGACGGCAGCTGGTCGGTATCCCCTACAAAAAGCACCTGTGTCGTATCTCTGACCGCCTTCAAAAGCATTGCCGTTATATCAATATCCATCATGGAGGTTTCATCCAGGATCACATAGCCCGCTGCAATTGGATTGTCCTCACAGTGCATTTGAAAAGGTGCGTCTGGATGATACTCCAGCAGCTTATGGATTGTCTTTGCCTCTTGGCCGGTAGAATTGACCAATCTCTTGGCAGCCATACCAGTTGGCGCCGCCAGAGCGACTTCGGTTGTTTTTCTCTTCAATCTGATGTCCAGTTTGTGGAGCACGCCTATAATAGTCTTTAATGTACTGGTTTTTCCACAGCCAGGACCACCTGTTAGAATCGAGGTTTGCTGTTTTACGGCCATAAGCACGGCGGTCTCTTGCAGTGGTTCCGATTCAAAACCAAATTCCTTCTGAACTTCCTCAATATATTGAAGGATAACGGAATCCTCAACATCCGCATACGGGGATCTTATGTTCAACCGCCGCTTCAGTATTTCCGCTATCGCCCGTTCGTTCCGATAGCGCTCTACAGAATATACCCGGCCCTGGTCCACAACAATCCTTTCCTCTTTTGCCAGGCTTTCCGTATTTTCATCGATCAATGTTCTCGTAAATGAACCTGGGGCTCCGGCATTTTCTTTCAGGAATGCATTACACTCAGTCAAAAGCTGCCCAACAGGCAAATAGCAATGTCCCTTCCCGCCGGCGCGTTCTTTTAGAACATAGGAAAAAACCGCCTCTACCCTTCTGCTGTCTGTTCTCGGGAATCCCAAATCCATTCCTATTTTGTCGCAGATCTTAAAAGAGATCAGCCTTTCACGACATGGAAGATAAGGGTTGTTTTTGATCTTCGTCAGTGCCTCCCGTCCGAAAGTTTCCTGTATATGCAGCGCCTCCTGTTCACTCACTCCATAGGGAAGCAGGAACGCTTTCAGGTCGGCGTTTGCCCTGAGTTCTTTTAATTTTTCTCCTGCTCTTTTCATCTGCCCTTCTTTGGATTCCCACGGCTGCAGGCAGCTCGATCCCTCTTCCAGCAACTGTACGATCTCCAGTCCATAAAAGGAGACCATCTTTTGGGCTTTCTTCAGTCCGATCTCTTCAATGCCTCCGATGATTTCCGCCAGAAGCTGCGGTGTTTCAAATACGCAGACAGTACACCCCGTTACTTTCACCTGCCACGGCCAGAATCGTCCACTATCCCTGTGCTCCCATTCCCCGTCAATCTCCACCACATAACCGATATCTGCTTCTTTCATTACTCCTGCAGCTGATACGCTCGCAGGGAATTCGGGATTGATATATTTTTGTGGTACCTGCTGGGATATGTTGACTTCCAACACGAGAATCTTAAATCCACTTGGCTTTGAACAGAAAATACGGCTGACTACTCCTTTAATTCGCATGATAAAAGCCTCCTTACTAATTTACAGAATTGCTTCTATAAATTAGTGGGAGGCTCCTTATGTTTCAAGAAATTTCTACAGCAGGGCAGCAATGATTTCAGCGCCTTCTTCAGCTTCTTCCGCAATCTCGCCAAGCTCTGAAAGGTCAATGTCCGCTTCCGCACCGCTTTCTATCTCTGGCATTTCCTCTGGCAAATCGGAATCCATAACATCCGGGTCGATATCCATATCCAGATCAGCTGGTTCCTCCAGGTCTCCGAACTCTTCACGGTCACTTTCATATTGCATGGCATAATCGGCCATGTCCTGGGCGTCCGTATTCAGCATATCTTCAAACTCCTGGGGCTCCGGTATGTTATCTGTTTCCACTTCCACATCGGTAAAATTGTCTGTCTCCGTTTCCACATCAGGTTCCGCATCCAGTTCAAAGTCCCCCATGGAATCTTCCGGCTCTGCAACATCTGCGGCCTGGCCCGTTTCGATATCTTCGCTGTCGGCACTGCTATCCGGATATTCCGTTTCCGTATCCGGAATTTCTTCACCGATATCCTCTGACTCTACCGGACCTGCATTTTCGCCGTCCAAGGTATCGTAATCAAAATCATCGCTGTCCATATCATAAACTTCGATGTCCTCTGCATCAACAGGATCCTCTGCGTCACCTGTTTCTTCAACCTCTTCCGTATCAGTTTCGGAAGTTTCAGAATCTTCCTCTGTATCCTGTTCCTCGCCCTCAAGTTCATCCTCCACGGCATCAGAACGATCTCCCTGCTTTTTATCTTCTCCTTCATCTTCCGGATACTCTTCAAACCGATCCTCTGCTTCCTCCTCGGGCTCCGGGTCATCATCACGCCTGTCTTCCCTTCCCGGCTCCTCATCCTCTGGTTCCTCATCTTCGGGTTCTGGTGTTTCCTCTTGAGGGTTGTCATGTAGATTTTCTTCGTCAAAGAAGTTCTCTTCATCCAGACGGTCAGCCCCATCCTCTGACTCTGGCTCCCTATCCTGGTCATTTTCTCCGGAATCCCTGTCCTCCCCTAAAAAATCTTCATCTTCTGCGTAATCGTCCGTTTCCGCCTCTGATTCCTGATCCGGTTCAGGCGGTTCTTCTGTATCCATTTCCACTTCCGGTTCCGGAAATTCTTCTGCCCCAGGGTCTTTGCTGTCGGCCGGCTGCTCCGGCTCCTGATTGAAATCTTCAAACTCCGGAATTTCCTGTTCTAATCTTTCCTCTTCGTCTGTTTCAATGGGGTCTTTCTGTTCCTCTTCCACGTCCTGTTCCGTCTCAGTATCCATATCCTGAAGACTGTCATGCTCCGGTTCTTTATCCGTCTCCTGTTCCATCTGCTCCTTATCGACCTCCAGATTTTCCAGATTCATTGCCGGGTCAGTATCTGGGGAGATTTCCATATCTTGCATATCCGGCTCCGGGCGTTCCCGGTCGGGACTTAACTCCGTATCCACAGGGTCCATTTCGTCGCTACGCAGGATATCTACCAAATCACGAAACGAATGGATATTGGCTGTGTCTGCCGGTGTAACGCCAACTGACCGGAGAAAGACATCTTCCAGAATGCTTTTTCTGGAGCTTCCCATCTCCAGCATTTTCCCCACGATTTCCCCTTTGGTTTTGCTTAATGCACTTTTATACTCTGCAGATGAAAGCTGCCCGGTACGCAGCCCCTCCCGCAGTCTTCCGATATCTCCAACTGTTTTTCCAAAGTCCGACATCATATCAATCGGCGACATTTTTGAAAAGGCACGCATATCTTCATTGCTGATATTATACTTTTCATAAATGCTGTTCTTAATCCAGTTCTCCACCGTACCCCTGCCAACGCTATGATACTCTGCCATATCTGGGCCTACATAGCCCGCTTCCGACTCTTCCTGACTGTCCGCCGTATGTTCTCTTTTTTCTTCGTCTGTTTCGTCCCCCTCATCAAGCGCCCGGTCAACCGTGTCCTTGTCAAAATCCTTTTCGAGGACATCACGTAGGACATCGTTTAAATTAGCCATTGCATCACTCCTTTTGTTTTTTGTGGAGTTTAAGGAATGGCCTTAAAAAAATCAAGAAAAAAGAGCCTTTTGCAATCACTCAAAAAGCTCCTCGTTCCATTTGGTCCAGTCTTCTGTTTTCCTCTTGGTTGCGTTTGTATTCTGACCGTTCTTCCTCATTCGCTATACGGACTGTCATCTTTCCGCAGTCCGGGCACTGCTGACACCCCTCTGCTTCCTCAAAAATATATCTGCATGAATTGCAGTAAAACAGCATTTTATCTCGCCTCCCGTTGTATCCCGCATTTTTTCAGCCATAATTCCAAATCCTCCTGATTGGCAGCCACATATCTGTCCGTTGCTTTCGAAAGGTCTAGTGAAGCAAGGATAGAATAAACTTTCCTAAGCTCAAGATTGATTACATGCTCCGGTGGCTGGCATGCCTCTTCATAGGCCTGTATCTGGGCATTTGTATATTCCTTCAGATTGGCGCTGAAGCAATAACAAAATGCGTGGCCTTTAATATCCGGATAAACAACCGCCGCCGTAAAACAATCGTCAGCGTCCTTGCGAACCCAGAAGTTTGGTATGATCTCCTGCCAGATGCCAACTTCATATTCAAAATAAAGAGAAGCAATTCGCTGCGCCTGCTCTTTTGTCAGCGGATCGCCTGCCATTGCGAACGACAAAAGCTGGATCATATCGTTTAGTTCGCCTGATTGATACATCTCTTTTGCCTTTGCTGCAATTTCGATGTCAGAACACCCTGCCTCTATCAGTTCCATCAGTTTTTTCATAAGGGGGACCTCTTTTTTTCTGTTATTATATACCGCTATACTGCTTTTGTCAATGTTTCCGCCCTATTAATGCTTGATATTTTTTCATATTTTCTGTTTTATCAATTAAATATACGCTATTATTCATTTTATTTAGTTGTTATTTGCTCTCATTTTTACTTTGTTTACTTGACTTTTTAAATTCGTTATTTTATAATAGAGTTGCTCATATCATCGAAGGAGGCGATGCGATTGACCGACAAAGTTGATATGCGCGGCATTATCAACGAACTTCTCAGACAAGGAAGAATTGATGGTTTTATTCCTTTAGATGAACTCCAGCGGATTTGTAAGGAATACAGCCTCAGCACAGAAAAATTCGAAGAAGTTAAGTTGAAAATACAAGCCGCCAATATTGACTTGGTCGAGTCCCATGAAAATGATGAATATGAACAAGACGATACGGATGCGGCAAAGTCAAGCCCACCAAAAGAAGAGAATGCATACGAGGCCGATTCTCTCCGGGCGTATTTCCACCAGATTGCCAAAATACCATTATTGACCCACGAACAGGTCTGTGAGCTATCCCTCAAAATGCGAGATGGGGACAGGCGTGCCAGAGACAAATTGATCGAATCTAATCTCCGACTGGTAGTAAGTATCGCAAAACATTACCGCACTTTTGGACTCCCTTATCTTGACCTTATTCAGGAAGGCAACATGGGGCTTATTCGGGCTGTAGAAAAATTCGACCCAAACAGGGGCCTGCGTTTTTCTACTTATGCAACTTGGTGGATCAAGTTTACCATACGAAGAGCTCTCGCCGACCAGGGCAGGATGATTCGGATTCCCAATTACATCATCGCCAACATCTCAAAGATTTCCAGAATCCGGGGACAATTTTTTCAGGATAATGGTAGAGAGCCATCCTTGAAAGAATTGTCTGTCCTATCCCATATGCCGGAAGCAAAGGTGAAAGAGGTACTGTCAATTATCCAGGAACCTTTAGCTTTAGAAACCGTTGTTGACAGCGAACGTCAAACAACCATTATGGATTTTGTCGCTGACGATTCCCCTTCCAGCAACCCTTCCGACTCTTATTTTGATACTGTACGAATGAGAAAATTTGAGGAACTACTAACTTTATTAAATGAACGAGAAGCCATTATTATACGCATGAGATATGGGTTCGATACCGGAGAAAAAGCCACCTTAGAAACGGTCGGCAATGTCCTTGGAATTACCAGGGAGCGTGTCCGGCAGCTTGAAGCAAAAGCTATTTTAAAGCTGAGGCGTTCTGACCTGTTTCAGGAGGTATCAAATTTATTTGAGCAATGAGTAACGGAGACGAATGGAAAGATTCGTCTCCGCTTTATTTTTACATATATGTCTCCCCTTAGTTCTTCAAATTATTTTTCATATCGTTTATATATAGGCGCTGTCGACGGCAACATTTTGCATGCCTCCGACAGCGCTATTTTCATGAAGTATTCTCTTGTCCCGCTCTTTCGGAAAAACTGGGGTAAAGGTACCCAATAGTAACGATTTTCCGGAAAGCACTAAAAAAAGAGGACCCATTTTGGGCCTTTTTCCTGAGATAAATTTCTTTGGAATTCCCTCAAAAGTCCAGTGTTTATGCGGGTTTACAGGGTTTGGTGCCGACGTAACATCTCAGTAGTCGCCGTACTGTTCTACTGTAGCAGTTATTGCCGTTACATTAAGGCTGCGTCCGTCAGGAGTTACTCCTTCAGTTAAAGGCGTAGTGGCCGGAGGGAAGGGCGTCATTCTCCGGAACTGAATGGTTTTGCCCTCATTGGCGGGAATGTTCCGTTTCTGGCCAAACTGCGCATGTATAAGCTTATGCTTGGCATTTTTAAGCATCTGCCGGTCATAATAGGTTTTCATTTCAGCCGAAAGATTATTACCCGTGGTATTATCGTTAGTTGTGTTGACATTTGCATCCGCAAACGCCTGTAAATCAAATTTTAAAAGCTCCATATTTTCCTCCTAATTTCTAAAAGTAATAGTCTCGCCCCTTCTGGCACGCCGACTGTATTCTTCAAGCTGTTCATCTGTAAGCTTACTTACATCTATGCTCATATCAGCAGGTGTACCGTCAGAAAGAGCATTTTCGGCAGGACGTGACTGCCTTGCCTGAATATTGCCCAATACCGCTTTCTGCGTTTCGCTTGAGGCGCTCCGTGCTGCGCTTTCTGATTTCTTCTGGATAATTGCATCAGCGTTCAACGCATCATAAGCCTGTTTTACGCTAAGACCGCCCGCCATCAGCCTGAGCATAGCCGGACTGGTTATTATGGCCTCAGCGCTTACCTCGCCATATATTTCAGGGTCGGAGTTTTTCAGCTTGCTGCATTCTGCTGCAACTGCATTCTTAAAGGCGGCGGTTTGTCTCTCCCGCTCATATTGCGCCAGCTTGGCCTTGGTTCGCTCCAAAGTATTAAGCTGGTTGAGCGTGTCCACACTTATGCCTCTGCGTGCCGCAACTTCCTCCGATACAGTGCTTTCGATTACCTTAAGCAGCTCGTCCTCGGTTTTAACATCGTAATACTGCATTAAAGTATTCAACGCAGGGGTTAATTTTTCCATGCGCCCTTCCATCTCACGGTATTTTCCGAGGCGCTTTCCTATAACTCCCTGCAGCTCCTGCTGATAGTCCTCTTGACTTGCAAATACCTTATACGGCTTAGACATGCTGTCCTGCGCGGCGTCCGCAGGCTCTTTTGGGGGCTGAGCGATTTCCCCGCCGCTTTCTGCGCTCAATTCTGCGCCCGTATCTTGGGGGGCGACTACCTCCCCCATGCTTGCGTCAATATTTTCTCCGGCCTCATTAAAGGCCTGAAGGTCAAAATAATTAAACATTTATGCCTCCTGTCTCTAACCTGGGCGGCGCAACATACATCGGATATTTTTCAGCCAGCATGCACACACCCGAAATAAAGTAATCATTAAGAACCCTATGCTCAAGGCTGATATGACCGTAAGCGTTAATGCGCTTAATTTGCCCCCGCTCAGTAACCTCAACCGCCAGGCCCTTTTCTTGCAGGCTCTGAGCCAACGTAAAGAATAAAATAGAAAAAGCGCTGCATACAATATCAGCGCCCTTTAAAGCATATCCGGAATGGCCCGAAGCTTCAACGGCCATATGTCCCGGCGTAATATGTACGTCCGTCTCAATCAAGGCTGCACCACCTCCGTTCCGAGCGTCTGCCCAGGCAAAGCAGAAGTCATTTCATTAACTATAGCAGTCATTCTCCTTAATTGCTCATCCTGCGCCTGTAATTGCTGATAAATCTGAGCATTTTTTATTTGATTTTCCCGTATGCCCTCTATCATGCTCTCTTTATTATCCATTATCATATTTTGCAAGGCCAATATCGCCTGGTCTGCATTATCAGGATTAAATGCTCCTCCCGAAAACAGTTCCATAACCATCTGATTATGGCTGATGGTATTAAAGGGATTTTTGCGCTGCGGAATAATCCGAATATCAAAAATGGCCTTGCGAAACCTCTCGGTCTGAAGTGAGCCGTCCTCCGCCATAACAGGCACTTTTAACGGTACTGCCTGCCCTTTAAGCAGCGAATTGTCATAATTTATATATTGCGGTTCTGTATCCCCATCGCCCAGAATCCTAAAGGAGCGTTCTTCGGTATAAAACTGACGTATCAGCTCTACAACCATATATGCAATTTCCGCAAAAGCCCGATAGCTGGCCTTTATACCATCCCTGGCTAATTTGCTTCCCGCCTCCTGGAGTGCAGTGATAGCGCCGTATGCAGTCACTCCTCCGCTGGTCGCGCCCTGTGAAAAGTCCCTGTTGCCCAAAAGCTCTTTTATTTCCTCTATTTTCTCAGTTCTATGCGTCATTATCTGAGAAGGAATAGGCTGAGCCTGCAAATCACGCACGGCATCTGAATCTATAGAACCGTCCGCCTCTATAACCGTCTTACTCATATCCAGAAAATCTTCTGTTTTAATTCCTGCTCCTCTTTTTATCAGCCATCTTTGCCTGCCTGACAGCAGAGCATTTTCTTCAATGATATAATCCAGCTTATCTATGTACGACTGAGTTTTTTACCGATATCTATCATCCCCATGCCATATATGGAGTTTTCAATGGGAATAAAGACGTCCAGTACAAACGGATACATACCATGCTCATAAATACCATTAGCGCAAACCGGGTCCTGCCGGGAATCATACATTATTCTGCCGTTAATTATCTTTTCCAGATGCACTACATATTTTCCCGTCTCATCTCTGTAGCGCTGGTAACAGTCCACTACCATAGTTTTCTTTTCAAGCACGTTAGGACTGTAATCGCCAAAATATCCTCTGGCCTTGGAAGAAGTCGCGTCCGGTCTGATTTCAGGGTCATTGTACTGCCTTTTAAGAACGTCCGTATCCACCAGGGCCGTAACAAAAACATACCTGCTTTGCTGGATATCTGAAATATACGGTTCTGCAAAAAAGCACAGCGCGTCTATTTTCTTAATACAGATATCCCCCAGACCATCTTCTTTAGAATTATCCCATAATACCGAACAAATAGACGCTCCATGCTTTAGTTTATACCACCACAAATCGCTGTACACATTCTCAAAACCGTTCTTTTCCAACACGAGAGGAACTATTTTAGAAAGCCGTTCCGCTTCCTCTCTGTCCCCTTCTTCCCTCTCCAAAAATATTGGTTCGGGATAATTATCCATAGCATCCGCATGTTTATGCCATATGGCAGAAAAGAGAAAATTACTAAGTTTTATAGTATTT